ACCCACTCAGCGATCTTCCCGCCCTTGCCCCGAACCCCGACCTGCTCGACCGCCATCAGTTCGATCAGCGCAGGCTTACCGAACCCGTCCAGCGCCTTGATCAGACCGACCGTGTTGCCCAGGGAGTCGAGGTCACGCTGGGTGGAGTCCGCGAACTGCACCCAGCGGCACTCGCGGCCGCCGGGCTCCTGGAACACGGGAGGCTTCACTTGCTCGACCTGGATCCCGCCGACCCGGAAGGCGGCCCCCCGGAAGGCGACCGCGCCTCGCAAGGCAGCTGCGCCGGTCCGCAAGGCCGCTGCGAAGAAGACCGCCGCCACGCCCCGAAAGGTGGCCACGAAAGCTTCGACCCGGAAGACCCCGCTTCGCGTGGTCAAGCCTGACGAGAAGCCGCCGGCCACTCCGGAGCCGCCGCGGTCCCTGGTGGATGCCGCCGACGCTGGCGACGAGCGGGCGATGCTGGTGCTGCTTCGCCGCAACATCGCGGGCGAGCTGGAGAAGTCGACCACGCCGGCGCGCGACAAGGCGTCGCTGTCGATCCGGCTGATGCAGCTCACGAAGGACATCCAGGCATACGACGCCCGCGCCAAGGAGGATGCAGCGGATGCCGGCGAAGTCGAAGACGAGGCCTTCGACCCCGAAGCTCTCTGAGGCCGCCAGGCACGTAGTCATCCCTGAGGGGATCGTCACCACCGGGTTCCCGAGGGTCAAGGCCAAGGCGGCCGAGCTGGGGCTCGGGTTCGACCCGTGGCAAGAGGGCGCGCATACCGTCACCCTCGGTAAGCGTGAGGACGGGAAGTACGCAGCCACCGTCGGCGGCGTGGTGTGGAGCATCGCTCGGCAGGTCGGGAAGACCTACGGGATCGCGCTCCTGCTCGTCATCATGTGCATCCTGTTCCCGGGCTACAAGGTCATCTGGACTGCGCACCACGCGAGGACGTCGACCTCGGCGTTCCGCACCATGCAGGGGATCTGCCGGCGGAAGAAGATCGCGCCGCACATCCTGAGCATCCGCCAGGCGAACGGCGAGCAGGAGATCTCGTTCCGCAACGGGTCGATCATCATGTTCGGCGCCCGCGCCCAGGGCTTCGGCCGAGGGTTCGACGCTGTCGACGCGATGGTGTTCGACGAGGCGCAGATCCTGCCGGAGAAGGCGCTCGAGGACATGGTCGCGGCGACCAACCAGGCGCGGCATGTCCACGGCGCACTGATCTTCTACCTAGGCACCCCACCTCGGCCGGGTGATCCGTCCGAGGCGTTCACGAAGAAGCGCGCGAAGGCGTTGCAGGAGCCGGCGCCCGGCGAGCAGGTCCACGCCACCCGCGGCGACGCGATCTACATCGAGATGTCCGCCGACCGTGACGGCGATCCCGACGACCGCAAGCAGTGGCTGAAGGCGAACGCGTCCTACCCGACGCGGACTCCCGAGGAGTCGATGCTGCGGCTGCGCGACAACCTGGCCACCGACGAGGCGTGGTGGCGTGAAGGCCTGGGCGTGTGGGACGAAGATGACCCCGACTCAGCGGTCATCGACCTGCGCAGGTGGGCGGCACTCAAGGGCGTCGCACGGAAGCCGCGGACCGCGGTCATCACCCTCGACGTCGCACCGAACCGGAAGTCTGCGTCCATCGGCGTCGCCGCCGCCGGCCCGTCGGGCCGAATCCTGGTCATGGTCGAGACCCACCCGGGCACCGCGTGGGTCGTGCCACGGCTGGTGAAGATCCTCGCGAAACGCGAAGTCCTCGAGGTGTCCCTACACCCCGGCTCGCAGGCGTCGGTCCTCATCTCCGACCTGGTGGCCGAGTCTGTGGAGTTCGTGCCCCTCAGTACCCGGGCGATGGGCCAGGCGTGCGCTGACTTCATCACCTGGGTGAACGAGAAGAAGAGGATCGCCCACGTCGGGCAGATCGAGCTTGACGCCGCCGTGGCGAACGCCAAGACCCGGTTCTCTTCCGAAGCCGAACTGTGGGACCGGCGTGACCGGAACATCGACATCTCCCCGCTGGTGGCCGCCTCAGGCGCTGCGCACCGGTGGGCACTTCTGGAGGACTACGACGTCATGGACTCGATCGGATGACGGGAGGACGCATGGCCAAGCTCGCCCGCATTGTGGGCTCCGCGCGTGACCGCGGCGCCGTCGCTGTCCGTAACGGCCAGGGCTTCATTGGTGCTCTACTGGTCGCTGTCGGCGTCGGCTACGAGGTGGGTCCCGGGTGGGGCGCGGTCGTGTTCGGCGGGTTCGTTCTCCTCGGTGCGGCGGTGTCCTGATGGTGTGGCCGTTCTCTGACCGTGGCTCCGTGACTGCGGAGTCGCTCCTGGGCGAGCGCGCGTCGGGGCGGAGCTCCGGGTCGTCGTCGACCGTGTCGCGGTCACAGGCGCTGCGGAACTCGACGTACTGGGCTGGGCTGCGGCTGCGCGCGGACCTGCTGTCCACGATGCCGGTCGACGTGTTCAAGCGGGTCGGCGGGATCCAGGTCGAGCAAGTGAAGCCTCCCGTGTTCCAGGAGCCCGGCGGCCGCGAGTGCCGCTGGGTGCAGTTCGTGGACTCCACCCAGCGTGACCTCGACTCCCAGGGCAACACGGTCGGTCTGATCAAGGCGCTGGACGGGTTCGGTAAGCCTGCGCTGATCGAACTGATGGCGGTCGAGCAGGTCGGGGTTCGGGGCAAGGGCGGGAAGATCGCTGAGTGGGTCATCGACAACAAGGCCTACGACCCGATGATGATCTGGCACGAGAAGTCCAACCCGATGTCGGGCGTGCCTCTGGGGCTGTCGCAGACCGCGTTCGGTGCCCGTGACATCAACCTGGGGCTGTCGGCCAAGGAGTACGCCTCGAAGTGGTTCACCGCTTCCCCGGCCTTGCGCGCTCACCTCCAGAAGACTGACAAGACCCTGAAGCCCGGCGAGGCCCGCAAGATCAAGCAGCGGTTCAACGCCCAGATGGAAGACGGCGACCTGTTCGTGTCGGGCAAGGACTGGCAGTACACGCTGCTCCAGGCTGCCCAAGCCGACCACGCGTGGCTCGAGCAGGGCGACGCGACGGCCGCCGACATCTGCCGTTTCATCGGCGTCCCGGGCGACATGATCGACGTCCCCACGCAGGGGTCGTCGGTCACCTACGCCAACATCACGCAGCGCAACCTGCAGCTGCTGATCATCAACCTCGGGCCGGCCATCGTGCGCCGCGAAGAGGCCTGGTCCTACGGGCTCCTCCCACAGCCCCGCTACGCCAAGGTCAACCCCGACGCGATCCTCCGCATGGACTGGAAGTCCCGCTACGAGGGCTACAAGGTCGCGATCGACTCCCGGTTCATGGCCCCCTCGGAGGTGCGCGAGCTGGAGAACCGGCAGCCGTTCACCCCCGACCAGGAAGCCGAGTTCGCCCGGCTCTTCGCCAACAAGACCGGCACCCCAACCCCGCCCACTGGAGGGACAGTCTGATGTCCGCATTCGACCGGATCTACGAGGCCGCCGCGGAAGCCCGGAGTGCCGGTATCCGCGCCGTCTCCGACCGCCCGTCGCAGCGTCGTTTCGCCGAGACCCCCGGCACTCCGCCGCTGGTCCGGGTGCGCGCCGAGTCCATGACCATCCGCGCCGCAGCGACCGGTGGCGGCCTCCACTTCACGGGCTTCGCGTCGGTCTACAACCGCTCCTACGAGATGTGGGACATGTTCGGACCCTATGCCGAGCAGGTCACCTCTGGTGCCGGCGCCGAGTCGCTGTCCAACCCCGAGCTCGACGTCCCTCTCGTCCTCGCCCACGACTCGCTGCGCCGGATCGCGCGCACCACCAACGACACCCTGACTCTCGCGGAGGCCACGGTCGACGGTGTCGAGGGCCTCCTGGCGGACGCGCCGAACCTCGACCAGCGTGACGGCGACGTCGCCTACATCGCCCCGAAGCTCGAGTCCGGCCTGGTCGACGAGATGTCGTTCCGGTTCCGGATCACCTCCGGCCAGTGGTCCCCGGACTGGGCCGAGTACCACATCAACGCCTACGACATCAACCGCGGCGACGTCGCGATCGTCGGCTACGGCGCGAACCCCCACACCCAGGGTGCGGGACTGCGGTCCATGCCGGAACTGGTGGACCTCACCGAGTCCCAGCTGCGTGCCCTGGAGAACAAGCTCCACGCCGAGCGGCAGCGCCGCGGCGGCGTGGCCGCCGAACCCCTGAGTTCGGCGCAGCGGCAGGCCATGGCCCTCCTGGGCCTCCACGGCTGACCCGCACCCCTTCGGCAGATCATCGCGTCGGAGACCGCCCCGCCCCACCCTCATTGGGTGGACCGGACCGGATCCCACCACCCGTCGAGAAGCCATCCCTCATCCAACCCAAGCAGGAAGGATCCGTGATGGATCTCAAGAAGCTCATCGAGCAGCTCCGTTCCAACATCGCCACCAAGCTGGCCGAGCGCGACCAGCAGAAGGCCTCCCGCGACGAGGTGCGCCAGTCGTGCCTCGACGAGAACCGCGCCCCCACCGAGGACGAGGCCGCGACGGTCCTCGCCGCGGAGGAGCGCATCAGCGCCATCGACGCCGAGGTCGAGCAGATCCGCAGCGAGGTCGACAAGTACGAGCGGGAGATCCGCGCGGACGAGGCGGCCGACCGCCTGTCCCGCGAGGTTCACCCGATGCCGACCGGTCCGACCGAGGCCCGCGGCGACGCCACGACCCGCCTCGAGCGGATCAGCGAGCCCCGCACCTACTCGCGGGAGTCCGACCCCAAGGGCGTCCAGTTCGTCCGCGATGTCGCTGCGTCCGCCCTCGGTGTGCCGCAGGCCTCGCAGCGTCTGGCCCGCCACATGGACGAGGAGCTCGTCGAGCGGGCCGCCATCGGCGCCCCGCTCCAGGACCGCGCGGTCGGCACCGGTGCGTTCACCGGTCTCGTCGTCCCGCAGTACCTGGTCGACGAGTTCGCGCCCTACGCCCGCGCCGCCCGCCCGTTCGCCGACGCCTGCCGCCGCCACGACCTGCCCGCCCAGGGCATGACCGTGAACATCGGCAAGCTCACCACCGGGACCACTGCTGCCGTGCAGTCCTCGGAGAACAGCTCGGTGTCGGAGACCAACTCCGACGACACGCTGCTCACCATCAACGTGCAGACGATCGCTGGCCAGCAGACCGTGTCTCGCCAGTCGATCGAGCGTGGCGCCGGCATCGAGGACACCATCGTCGGTGACCTCATCTCGGCCTACAACAGCACGCTGGACTCGACGCTGCTGAACCAGGCGACCACGGGTCTGACGAACGTCGCCGCCGCGATCGCCTACACCGACGGCACCCCGACCGCCGCGGAGCTGTACCCCAAGCTCCTCGCCGCGCCGGCCGCCGTCGAGGCGCTGGTCCTCAACCAGGACCAGGGTGACACGTTCGCGGTCATGCACTCGCGCCGCTGGTACTGGATCAATTCCCAGCTGACCAGCACGTGGCCGATCCTCCAGCAGGCCGGCGTTGCTGCCGCGCAGGCTGCGGGCGTCAACTACGGCGAGCGCTACGGGTCCGGGTTCCGCGGGATCCTGCCCAACGGCACCCCGGTCATCGTGGACAACAACATCGCCACGAACCTCGGCGCCGGCACCAACGAGGACGAGATCTACTTCCCCGCGCAGTCGGAGTCCCACCTGTGGGAGGACCCCAACGCGCCGATGCTGATCCGTGCCGAGCAGGCCGCCGCGGCAACCCTCGGTGTCCTCCTGGTGGTCTACGGCTACGCCGCCTACACCTTCACGCGCCGTGCCCACGCGCAGAAGATCGGCGGCACCGGCCTGGTCACCCCGACCTTCTGACAGGTCCCCCGGGCGTCGGCGGCACGCCGGTCCGCCGGCGCCCGGGCTCCACCTCACCGGCAACCCAGAAGGAGGCCCTCATGGCCAAGGAACCCGAGATCGGCAGCCCCGAGTGGCAGCGCGCCGACTACGTCCGCGCCCTCACCGAGGAGCTGGACGGCGCGAAGCGCGTCAGCAAGCACGCCGAGCGCGTCAAGGCGATCGAGGTCGAGCTGGCCCGCGCCAAGAAGGAGCCCCGCAACCGACGTGACTCCGACAAGGTCGAGGCCTGACGATGCCCGACTACTTCACGCTCGCTGAACTTCGCGCCCTCCCCCACATGGGGGACGTCGTGAAGTACCCCGATGACCGTGTCGAGGCTGCGGCCGCGTACATCGTTGGGATCATCGAGCGTGAAGTGGGCACCTCATTCGTTGCCCGCACTGTCACCGAGACGTTCAACGGCGGATGCTCCAAGGTTGTCCTCGACAACGCCTACGTCCAGTCGATCACCTCCGTCACCGTGAGCGGCACCCCGCTGACCCTCGGGAACGTCCACGAACGCGGCGGGGTCGTCACCTACATCATCGGGAACGCCAAGCAGTTCTTCTCCGTCGGCTACGACAATGTCGTGGTCGTCTACGAGGCCGGCTACTCCTCGACTCCGCCGCCCGACATCAAGGAGGCGGCACTCAAGGGCACCCGGGCGCACCTCCTCGCGACCGCGCAGAACACCGCGATGGACGACCGGCGCACCACCCTGACCACTGAGGGCGGCACTGTCGCGTTCACCGTCGCGGGGAAGGACCAGCCGACTGGCTACCCTGAGGTCGACGCCACCATCCTCGCCTGGCGTGACACTGAGGTCGGGTTCGCCTGATGGCCGGGTCGCTCGTCACCGCGGTGCGCCGTGCCGTGACCGACGGGTTCGGTGCCCACCTCGCAGCCCTTCCCTCGTTCAACACCGCCGAGCAGGAAGTCCTCGTCGAGTACGCCTACACGTTCGGCACCCAGGCTGCGCAGCGGGTCTACACCGGGCGCGCCCAAGCCGACACGCCACCGGCCGCGATCCGATCCGGCCGCAACGTGCGCCACGAGGACGGCACCTTCGAGGTCAACGTGTCCGTCCAGCTGCCTGGCTGCACCCCCGAAGAGGCCGACCTGCGGGTCGATGCGATCGGCACCGAGCTCGAGGAGTGGCTGGCGGACCGCAAGTCCGACCAGCTCGGCATCGGGCTCACCTCCCTCTACGTCGAGTCCTGGATCGGCGACTACTTCGGCATCGACGGCGGCGCCGGTGCGATCCGCACCTACACCGTCCGCTGGAACGCCCGCCTCACCTAGGAGCCCTCCATGCTCACCTTCACCTACGTCGGACCACTCGAGGCCGTCGAGGTCGACGAGGCCTCTGGCGTCCGGCCCGGCGACACCGTCGAAGTCACCGCAGAGCGGGCGCCCACATTCCGGGCTGCCCCCGAGTCGTGGCGCGAAGTGAAGAGCAAGCCGAAGAAGCCGCGGCCCGGCGCCACGGACACCCCCACCGAGAACACTGAGGAGAGCTGACCCATGGGCGCCCAAGACTTCCAGCTGATGGTTGGCGACGAGTCCACCTGGAACACCCCCGCCACCGTCAACAAGACCTTCGAGTACGAGTCGGAGTCGATCGAGGAGAGCTACGGACGCACCGAGGGCCAGCCCCTGCGACGGGGTACCGCGTTCCCTCGCAACGACCGGTTCACCCCCTACTTCGCGGGCGCCGCCGGGAACGTCCAGCTGGCCGTCATGACCAAGGGGTTCGGGTTCTGGCTCAAGCACATGATGGGCCAGGTCGCGACCACCGGCCCCACCGAGACCACGGTCTACACCCACACCGGCACCGAGGCGTCCCTCCTCGGCAAGGGCATCACCATGCAGGTCAACCGGCCGCTCAACCCCGCCGGCACCGACCAGCCCTTCACCTACGCCGGCGGAAAGATCGTCGAGTGGACGGTCTCAAACAGCGTCGAGGGGAACCTTCTCCTGGACCTGTCCATGGACTTCGCTTCCGGGGCGACCGCCACCGCGCTCGCGACCGCGTCCTACCCCTCGAGCATGGACAACCTCACGTGGGTCGGTGGGGTCGTGTCCATCGGCGGCACCAACGTCGACCTCGACGAGTTCTCCCTGAACGTGAAGAACGGCAACAACGTCGACCGCCGCAAGATCCGGGCGTCGGCGGACAAGAAGGAGCAGCTCCAGGGGAAGCGCGAAGGGTCGTTCTCCCTCAAGTGCGACTTCGAGTCCCTCACTCAGCGCAACCGCGCTGCCGCCCTGACCCGGGCCGGCGCGCTCGCTGCGGTCGTCGCCACCTGGAAGGGCCCCACCCTCCTCGGGACGACCATCTACCCCGAGTTCACCGTGAACATCGCGGCCGCCCGGTTCGACGACTGGAAGGCCGCGACCCAGGACTACGACGCCATCGGCCAGGAGCTGTCCGGTGCGGTCACCTGGGACGGCACCAACTCCCCGGTGCAGGTCATCTACAAGTCCGCCGACGTCACCCCGTAGCCGTGGCCCGCATCAGAGGCGGCGGAGGCGTCCAGGTCAACGGCCTGCCCGAGCTCTCCCGCGCGCTACGCAACGTCGACCCCGCATTGCAGCGGGAGCTGCGCCGCATGAACCTCGACATTGCCGACTTCGTCGCCTCCGACGCCAGGTCCGCAGCGATCGCAGTCGGTGGGGTCGCGGCGCACGTTGCGCCGTCGATCAAGAAGACCGCCGGCGCAGCGTGGGCGGGGGTCGCGTTCGGTGGGGCCGCCTACCCGATGGCTGGCGGCGCCGAGTTCGGCGCCTACCGCTACAAGCAGTTCCAGCCCTGGACAGGGAACGACGAGAACGCCGGCTACTTCGTCTACCCCGCCATCCGTCGCGATGCCGACCGGATCGAAACCGCAGCCGGTGACGCCCTCGACAGGATGATCCAGAAAGCAGGACTCTCCCAGTGAGCAACCGGCCCAACATCGCGCGCAAGCAGACCCGCACCACCCACGCCCAGCGCCGCGAAGAGATGGACGCCGGACTGTCGGTCGTCGTCAACGGCACGAAGTACACGGTGCGGATCGGGGACATCTCCGGGATCCTCGCCTCACAGCTGCGACGCGAGACCGGCTACTCGTTCCGGGGCCTGATGATGGCCGCCGCGAAGGACCCAGACATCGACATCGTGGCCGCCATCATGTGGCTGTCCCGGCGGATCGACGGGGAACACATGCTCGCCTTCGAGGACGTCGCCGAAGGGCTCGACTACGACGCCGACGTCGAGCTCGCTGAGGCCGACGGCGCCCCGGAGGACGACCACCCGGAAGCCTGAGGCGGGCACTCGCGACGAGCCTGCCCGCCCTGACCCAGTTCTACCGCCTCACCCCCATGGACATCGACCACATGACCATGCGTGAGGTCAGCGAGTACATCGCGCAGATGCAGGAATACCAGGCGAAGGAGGAGTTCAGTGGCTAGTGCCGGGCGCCGCATCGTCATCGAGTTCCTGGGCAAGGACACGTCGGCCGGGTCGACGGCGGTGGCGGTGCAGAAGAAGTTCGGCAAGCTCGGCGGGAGCCTCGACGCGGTTGGGCAGAAGGCCGGGAAGATGCTGGCCGTCGGTGCCGCGGCGGGCGGGGTCGCGTTGTTCAAGATGACCCAGGCGGCCGCCGAGGACGACCTGGCGCAGCGCAAACTAGCCGACACCCTCACCAAGGGCGCCGGTGCGACACAGGCGCAGATCGCGCAGACCGAGGCGTGGATCTCAGCGCAAGGCAAGGCCACCGGGGTCACTGACGACGAGCTGCGCCCCGCGCTGTCCCGGCTGGCCGCAGCCACCAAGGACGTCGATGAGGCACAGCGGCTCGCGTCACTGGGGATGGACGTCGCCGCGGGCCGGGGCGTGTCGCTGAAGTCGGTGACCGACGCCCTCGCAAAGGCGCAGAACGGCAGCATGGGCGGTCTGTCCCGGCTGGGCGTGAACATCAAGAAGGCCAACGGGGAGACCAAGTCTCTCGACCAGGTCACCAAGGAGCTGGCGCAGACCTACGGCGGGGCGGCCGCGAACGCGGCCGACACCACTGCGGGACGACAGAAGATCCTCACCACCCGACTCAGCGAACTGGGGGAGAAGATCGGCGGCTACGTCCTGCCCGCCCTGGAGAAGATGACCGACGTCGGGATCAAGCTGTCGGACTGGATCTCTGAACACACCCGCCTCGTGGGGACCGCGATCGCCGTTGTCGGCAGCTTCGCTGTGGTGCTGTACACCATCTCGGCTGCGATGCGCGCCTACCTGGTCATCACGAAGGCGTGGACAGCGATCACGAAGATCGCGACGGCCGTTCAGCTGGCCTTGAATGCGGCTTGGGTCTCGAACCCGATAGGGATCGTTGTGGTCGCCATCGTCGCCCTCGTGGCCGCCCTGGTCATCGCCTACAAGAAGTCCGAGACGTTCCGGCGCATCGTCAACGCCGCCTTCCATGGTGTCGCCGTGGCCGCCAAGGCCGTCTTCGGGTTCATCGTGAAGGTAGTGTCCACGACCTTCAACTGGATCAAGGACCACTGGAAGACGATCCTAGCGATCCTCACCGGGCCTATCGGCATCGCGGTCCTCGTGATCGCCAAGCACTGGGACAAGATCAAGTCCGGCGCCGCGAAGGTGAAGGACTGGATCGTCAGCAAGTTCAACGCCGTCGTCGGGTTCTTCCGTGGCATCCCAGGCAAGATCTCCTCGGCCGCCTCCGGCATGTGGGACGGCATCAAGAACAGCTTCAAGTCGGCCATCAACACCATCATCGGCTGGTGGAACAACCTGTCGTTCTCGATCAACATCCCCGACGGGATCCCCGGCCTCCCCGACTCGTTCTCCATCAACACCCCGAACCTGCCCTACCTGGCGCGCGGCACCGCGTCGTTCCGTGGTGGCCTCGCCGTCGTCGGTGAGCGTGGCCCCGAGCTGGTCAACATGCCGCGCGGCACCTCGGTCACCCCTGCCGGACGGACCGCGGACCTCCTCGGTGGCGGCGTGAACGTCATCGTTCAGGGCAACCTGTTCGGCGACGCTCGCGCGATCGCCCGTGAGCTGGAGCGGCTCTTGCGCGCCGAGGAACGCAGGTCGGGCCGCCGGATCCTCCTGGGCAGCTGACGTGACCAGTTCCGGCTACATGCCGTCCACCACTGTGGAGGTGGCGTTCAACGCCGGCCTCGCCACCGACCCGGCGTCCCGGACGTGGACCGACATCACCGACTATGTGGAGCTCGACCAGGGGGTCACCATCACCGGCGGCCGGTCCGACGAACGGTCGTCGGCGGACGCGAACGGCTGCACCCTGGTTGTCGACAACTCAGACGGCAGGTTCACCCCCGAACTGTCCTCGAGCCCCTACTACCCCAACGTGAAGCTGCGGCGCCCCATCCGGGTCCGGTCGACCTACCCGCCGCCGGCGGCGGCGAACCTACTGTCGGCGGCCAACGCTGACTTCGAGTCCGGGGTCGGGTCGTGGACTGCGGGCGGGACGGTTCCCCCAACGCTTGCCCAGTCCGCCACCCGGGCGTGGTCGGGATCGAACTCGCTGCGGATCACGTGGGGCACTGGTGGGACTTTCCCTCTCGCGCAGGTGTCGCTGGCGGGGCTCACTATCGGCGTGGTCTACACGTTCGCCGTGTACGTGTGGGTTCCGACCGGCTCCCCCGACGTGAAGACCGCGATCGGCGGGATCACGTCCGGCACGTCGACCGCAGTGAAGGACACGTGGGTGCGTCTCACGCAGACGTTCACCGCGACCGCGACGAGCCACAACCTGCAAGTCTGGCCATCGACGTCACCGACGGCCGGCCAGCAGGTATACGTGGATGCGGCGATGGCGGTGGTCGGCTCCGACGTGGGCGACTTCAACACTCTCACCCCGTCGACCACGACCCGGTTCCTCGGGTTCGTCGACGAGTGGCCCACCGAATGGCCCGACCAGGTCGACTCCTACTCGGTGGCGAAGATCTCCGCCTCGTCCCGCATGGCCGCGCTTGGCAACACGACGGCCCTACGCTCCGTCCTCCAGGAGACGATCCTCGCCGACGGTCCGGCGCTGTACTGGCCACTGGGCGAAGCAGCTGGCGCGACCACTGCGCTCGGGCTCGGATCGACCGACCTGAACCTGCGTGTCAGTAGCGGCGGAACCGTGGTGTTCGGCAACGACAACGGGCCCCTGACCGACGAGTCGACAGCCGTGAAGATCACCGGAGCCGGGTCGCTGCGCTCCGACGGCACGTTCACCACCGGCACCGCGTTCACCGTCGAAGGTCTCGTGTGCGCCACCACTGGCGCCCCGAACGTCACGGTGCTGTCCATGTTCATCAACGGCACCGACACGTCCGCCGTGTCGGTCGCGTTCAACTGGGTCGCCGGCGAGCCGGTGCTGTGCACTGCCACCCTCACTGGCGCGTCGGGCGCCCCGGGGACCGCCGTCGACTACACGACGAGCACGTCCGACAACACGACCCACCACTGGGCGGTCACCGTCTCCGGGACCAGTGTCAAGATCTACTTCGACGGGGTCCAGGTCGCGACTGCCTCCTCGGCCACCTCCTACGGCGCCGGGGCCTCGCAGATCAACCTCGGCACGGCCGGCTCCGACTTCGCCATCTCACACGTTGCCGTCCACACCAGCGCCCTGTCCGCCGGCACGCTCCTCGAGCACGCCAACGCGGCCCTCAACGGCTGGCCCACCGAGACCACCGACGTCCGCCTGGCCCGCTACGCCACATGGGCGGGAATCCCATCCACGGAGACCAGCTTCGAGGCGGGGACTGTGGCGCTCGCGCACATCGACACCAGTGGTTCGACCATCCTCGACCCGATGCGGAAGGTGGAAGCCACCGACGGCGGCGTCCTCTATGACGCCCTCGACGGGAGCCTGTCCTACCAGGCGATGGCGTCCCGCTACACCGCCGCCTCCGCGGTGACCCTGTCGTTCAACAGTCACGAGATCGGTGCCCAGGTCCAGCCCCGCTACGACTCCCAGGGGCTCACCAACGACGTCACCGGCACCTACATCGGCGGCGAGGTCCGCGAGTTCAACCAGACCTCGATCGACGACTACGGCCCCCAGCAGACCTCCGTGGAGATGGCGTCCACCAGCGCCGACGTAGCGACTGCGGCGGCCGGTTGGATGGTGAACGTCTACAAGGACCCGAAGACTCGGATCCCCGCCCTCGAGGTGGCCGACCTGACCCAGCTCGACTCGTCGAAGGTCCAGGCCGTGCTCGCCCTCGACGTCGGGTCGAAGTTCTCCACCACCAACTGGCCCACCCAGGCCGCAGCCTCCACGCTGGACGTGATCGTCGAGGGCTACACCGAGACCATCACCTTGGAGTCCCACGTCCGAGCGTTCAACGTGGCCCCCGCCTCTATCTGGGCCGACGTGTTCACCGTCGAGGACGCCACCAAGGGCGAGCTCGACGCCACCTACAAGCTCGCACGCTAGAGGAGCTCCACATGGCTTGGACGTCCCCACGCACCTGGGTCGCCGGCGAGATCCCCACCGCCGCCACGTTCAACACCCACGTGCGCGACAACCTCAAGGCCATCGGCGATGCCTGGACGTCCTACACCCCGACCCTGTCGAACTGGACCCTGTCCAACGGCACCCTCGCCGGCTACTACATGCAGGCCGGGAAGCTCGTCATCGGCCGCATCGAGTACACGGTCGGCTCCTCCGACACTAAGTCCGGCGGGCCCGTGTTCCTGCTCCCCGCTGCGACCGCGGCCGCGAAGGCCGGACTCCCCCTGGGGCGCGCCTACCTGTTCGACACCTCGGCCAGCACGAAGAACTATCGCAACGTGATCCAGAACGGATCCACCGGCGTGTTCATGGCCGACGACTCTGACACCCGCCTGTCGCCCACAGCGCCGTGGACCTGGGCGACCGGCGACCAGATGTTCCTGACGTTCCTCTACGAGGCGTCGTGAGCCTGGGGGACCGACTCCCCGCCAAGCAAGGGGGAGCGAGTGAACAGCGCGCAAGGACTGTTGGTCGCCCTCGGGGGCGCTATCTCGGGGATCATCGGCGCTTGGGCGCTCCTGGTGAGAGCGAAGGGTGACGCCGGCCTGCCGTCGCGTCTGCTGCGGCGGTTGGTCGACTGGCTGCAAACCGTGTCCCTGTGGGAGCGGGTCCCTGAGCATCTCCGATCCGAGATCGAGTCGCATCTGTCGGAGGATGAGAAGTGAGAGCCATCAACCAACGTCTGGCCCGGATCCCCGTGTGGGTGTCGTCTGTGCTGGTCCTGGTGTCGCTGCTGTCGATGGGGTCGTATGCGGCGGCTGCCATCACTCACGCGGGCGAGCGGGTCGAGGTCGCGAAGGTCCAAGCCTGCGAGGCGAAGACCGAGACGGCCGAGGTCAAGGCCGAGCTGACGCAGCGGAACCGCGCCCTCGCCGAGGCGAACGAGCGTCTGCGGCAGGTCGGTGAGGAGCCGGTCGACCCGGACAAGCCGCAGCCCCCCGTGCTGACCGCGCCCGTCGTGGCGCTGGCCGCCTACGTGACCGAGTGGAGGAACCATGGCTGACGACAAGGCCGCTGTCTGGAAGGTCCGCGTCGTGGTGTTCAAGAACGACGTGAAGGTGAACACCTACTACCAGCCGGACATCCCCCAGCCGCGCATCGAGGCCATCGAACGGATGACCAACATGGGCGCCTCGTGGAACACCGACCCTGACACCGACTTCGACCTCAAGGACTTCGGCGACCTCCCCGCGCACATGACCTACCAGGGCTTGCTGAATGGCGACACGGTGCGGCGTGAGATGACAGTCGTGACCGTCTGATGCGTCTCATCGCGGCGAACCTCAAGGCGAAGATGTCGGCGGCGAAGACCCGCGCCGACCAGCAGACCCTCCTGGCCGCCAAGCCGGACGTCGTGACCCTCAACGAGATCGGCGGCATGGTCCGGGCGCTGCTCCTGCGCCGAGGGTTCAAGCGCGCAGGGATGACGATGTGGGCGTCGATCCCCGACCCGATCGCGTGGCGCTCCGACTGGGAGCTCCTCGCGAAGGGCAAGCACCACCTGTCCGACGCGACGAACGTCGGCCCCGGCGGCGCCGGCCCGACGGTGCTCCGCAAGAAGGACGCGCCCTGGGTGCTGCTCCACGACCCACTGACCGGGGACGTCCACTTCGTCATCAACGCCCACCTCGCCCCACAGCCTGGGCTGAACGCCAAGCGCGGCCGGCTCCACTCCCAGCAGGTCGACGCCCTCGCCGCGAAGCTCGCCGCGGTCCACACGGAGAGCCCACTTGCTGTCCGGCACCCGACGGGCGACCTCAACACCCCCGACCGTGACCGCCTCGCACCCATCACCGACCAGGGCATCGACCTGGGCGCGGTGACCAACGACCTGCACGGCCACCAGCTGACCTACATCGGCTCGGACTGGGCCGGCACCCGCCGCCTCCGCGGCGGACTGAACACCGACCACGACGCCGTGGCCGCCGACGTGAAGAGGAGCGGACCCGTGCCAGTGCCCAAGGGATTCATGCCCGGCGCGATCATCAAGAACATCCCACCCGGTGCGAACGACCCCGGCATCACCCCTGTGGGTGGCGTGCTCCACGTCGCGGTCTCTGAGGCCGACTCCCTCCACGACTACTTCGACGGCCCCTCGGGTGGGATCGAGTCCCACTTCTACGTCCGCTACGACGGCACCATCGAGCAGTACCGCTCGATCTACTTCGAGGCGGACGCCAACTACAAGGGCAACAGCTTCATGCGCGGCGGGAAGCGGTGCGGTCTGCTGTCGATCGAGAACGAGGGCTGGGGCTCTGGCCGCTGGACCGCCGAGCAGATGGCCTCGATGAAGAAGATCATCCTGTGGGCCAACGCTGAGGCCGACGTCCCGATCGACGTCATCAAGACGTGGGACGGCGACGGCTGGGGCTACCACACCATGTTCGGCGCCCCCGGCCCCTGGACTCCCGCGAAGGGGAAGACCTGCCCCGGGCCCATGCGGATCCAGCAGTTCAAGACCGTCTGGACCCCGTGGCTGAAGGCGGGCGGCAAGGACCCCGTGCCGCCCCCGCCCGTCCAGACCCGGGTCGAGCAGGCCCGCGAGCTCATCGCCCAGGCGCTCGACCTGCTCGAGGCCACGCCCGAGTCCCGCAAGAAGGTCCACGCCGCCATCCCGGAGATCCAGGACTGGCTCGACAACACCCTCCCCCAGAAGTGAGGCAGCCATGACCATCAACATCCCGCCCCGCCTCCGGTTCGCCCTCTACGTCGGCGCCGCGTTCGCTGGCATCGCAGGCGCCTACTTCGCGGACAAGGCGTTCACCTGGTGGGGGCCGGCTGAGGCAAAGGCGCTCGCTGGGGTGATCGCGCTCATCAACATCCTGGCCGCCTCCAAGGTCACCATCGAAGCCCAGTCCGCCGACACCAACATCGAGGAGTAACACACCATGGCACTAGGACTCTCCGCCACCGTCTCGAACGACTTCCTGGAGTGGTTGTTCAACGCCTCCGCGATGGCGACCGCGCCGGCCGTCCCGTGGATCCAGCTTCACACCGCTGACCCCGGCTCTGCTGGCACGACCGCTGTGGCAGGCAACGCGACCCGCAAGGATCTGTCCGCTGCGATGGGCACGGCCGCGTCGGGTGCGATCACGAACACCGCCGCGATCACGTGGACCACGGGCGAGGTCGACACGTCCGAGGACTACACGCACTGGTCCATCTTCGACGCCTCCACGGCGGGCAACTTCCTGCTGTCGGGGACGATGACGGCCAACGCTGTCACGGTGGGCGACGAGTTCACCATCCCGATCGGTGACCTCGACGTCTCGCTCTCCACTGCGGCCTGAGCGATGGTCCTGTGGACGCCGGGGTTTGATGACGTCAAGGTCATCAGCAACACCGGCATCGTCGGCGCGGCGACCCCCGGCACGTCGCTGCCCGTGTCTGGCACGACACTGAACTACGGGACCGTCACCGAGATCATCTCGGCGGCGAACAACACCCAGGACTCGTGGGGCATCGAGGTTGTCCTGATCGAGACATGCGCGTCCGCCGTGGCCCCAGAGTGTTCCGTGGACATCCTGATCGGCGGCGCCACTGATGACGTGTTGATCAGTTCGCTCCTGGCTGGCGGGGCGTATGCGGGCAGTGAGCGGCGCTACTTCTTCCCCCTCCACGTCCCCGGCGGCGTGAGGATCGCGGCCAGGATCGCGCACGTGTCGACCGTCCGCACCCCCCGCATCTTCATCAACCTCCACGGGGGGTCACCTCCGCCGTTCCGGGTGGGCCGGAAGGTCACCACCTACGGCACGAAGATCAACAACGCCCGCGGCCAGGCCGTCACCCCCTCGGCGTCGGGCGCGGCCGCGTCGGTCACGCAGATGACAGCCTCCACGTCGGAGGATCACTTCTACTTCCTCCCCGGATTCCAGATCGCCGTCGACACGTCCGTGAACCTCCGAAACATCAACCTCGGCATCGGGGTCGGGGCAGCCACGGAGGAACGCATCGGCACATGGTGGCTCCGCACTGACGCCGCCGAACACCAGTCCATGCATCCCACCATGGGGGCGTGGCGACATGTCCCGGCCGGGTCACGCCTCACGCTACTGGCATCCAACTCCGGCACCAACGACAGCGACCACGACGGCCACATCTACGCCGTTTCCTGAGGAGGGCAACCCGTGGCGATCTCCGAGCCCTACGAGCTTGACGGCGTGACGGTCGGCACCAGCGAACTGTCCGTGGTGTCCGGCACCACCACGTTGCAGACCATCACCGACGACGGCGTCTACCAGTTGTGGATCGACCCCGGCAACATGGCGAAGGGCGACGAGTTCAGGATTCGCGCCTACGAGAAGGTCGAGGGCACGGGCGGCACGAAGAAGGTGTTCGCCCAGTGGTCCCTGCTCGGCGTTCAGTCGGAGGTCTTCGTGACCCCGACGTTCATCCTCATCAATGGCTGGGACTTCACCATCACCAAGATTGCCGGGACTGACCGAGCGTTCGACGCCAGCATTCGCAAGGTGGGGTAACCCGTGACGTTCGGGTGGTGGGGCGGCGCCGCTGAAGCGGACCTGCTCGCCGGGGCCGCCCCTGTTACAGGTGCCGGGTCAGAAGCCCTCACTGTCACGGCTACGGCGGCCGGCAAGCCCACTACACAGGGCGCCGCGTCGTCGTCCCTGACGGTCACCGCTACGGCTGCCGGGAAGCCGATCGTTCACGGTGCCGCGACTGCCTCCCTGACGGTCACAGCGACCGCGCAAGGCACGTCAGCCGCACCGCCCGTCACCGGCCAGGCATCCGCTGCACTCACCGTCACCGCGACCGCCCAGGGCGTCGACCGAGCAGTAGGGGCCGCAGCCTCCGCGCTCACCGTCACAGCCACGGCCAGCGGCAAGCCGACGACGCGAGGTATAGCGTCCGCTGCTATCGGTGTCACCTCGACCGCCGCTGGTATCGACCGGGCCATCGGGCAGGCGACCTCGAGCCTCACCGTCACGGCTACCGCGAGCGGCCGGCCCATCGTCCACGGTGCCGCGACCTCGAGCCTGACCGTCACCGCAACAGCGTCCGGCACGAACACCGCGCCACCCGTGACCGGCGTCGCCACGGCCGCGCTGAGCGTCACCGCAACCGCGTCCGGCATCGACCGTGCGCTCGGCGTCGCAGCATCCAGCCTCAGCGTCACCGCTACGGCGCTCGGTGTGGATCGCAGTGTTGGGCAGGCATCCTCGTCGCTCACTGTCACCGCGACGGCAGTGGGCATTGACCGCGCCATCGGCTCGGCAACGGCAACCCTGTCCGTCACGGCAACGGCAAGCGGCGAAGTCCCGATCACGCTGCTGCCAGCCGACAGCGCACACACCTACGTCCTACGCGTCGAGGCGCGGACCCTCGCCCTCGACACCGAAGACCGCACCAGATCACTTCGCGTGGAAGACCGCGCCTACGTCCTCGCTGTCGAGGATCGCGGCTACCAACTCCGCACCGAAGACCGCACACTCATCTTGGAGGACTGATGGCCGTCACCGCCGTGACCGTTGACCCCGACGACGTGACCGACGTCAGTTTCGACGCCGCCGCCTGGTGCACGGCCGAGTCCACATCCCTCGCCAGTTACACCGTCGACAGCAGCGCCACCGTCACCGTGGTCAGTGACGCCGACACCGGCAACGTCGTCACCGCACGAATCACCGCCACCGCGCCCGGATCGGTCACCTGTCACATGGTGTTCGCCGACGGCCAGGAGCGAGAGCGCACCATCACCGTCCGCGTCACCGAGCTCTAGGAGCATCATGGCTATCAGCGTCACCCTCGACAAGGCCGTCTACGTCCCCGGCGACCCGATGGTCCTGACCGTCGTCACCGACCCCGCTGACCGTGACCGGTTCATCGAGACGCCGTTCACCGTCAACGTCTCCGTCCCCGGTACCGGCACCGGCACCGCGACAGCGAACCTTCGCGAGCAGGTCGCCGACGCTGCCGTGAACATCTCCGACCCCGACCGGACCTGGACCGTCCGCAGCGACGACGGCGTGACCCTCGTTGCCGATGCCGTTGCCTGATGGGCCGCGTCACGGCGACAGTCGGTAGCCTCACCGCGCACGCCGACTACGCGATCGACGCTGGCACGGGCACCACGTTCGGCGTCAACTACAAGTCGTCCGCGCAGCCCGAGGAAGCGTTCTACCCCGGCCGCGTCACGTGGGGCCGGATCTACCTCCAGTCCTCGGTGCCGGCCAACATCGCCAACGACGGCCGGGTGAAGCGGGCGCTCGAGGACGGCTGCACGCGCCTGCTGTTCTCGTGGAAGTTCACCGCCACCGCCGACGTGCAGAACATCTGCTCGCAGCTCCAGGCCCTCGCCACCAGCAAGGGCATCGAGGCGTGGGGCTGCTACAACCACGAGCCCGAGAACGACACCGCCACCCTGCCCGCTGCCACGTGGCGCTCGAGGTTCATCGGCCACGCCTCCGTCATGCGGAGCTTCGGCGTGCGGCCCGTGTCGATCCTGATGGGGTACACGCTCTATCCGGCGTCCGGGCGCAACCGTGCCGACTGGTCACTCCCTGCTGGCACGCAGGACGCGCAGGGCTGGGACGGGTACTTCTGGCAGTCCGAGGGCCGCGACCCGGCCGACATGGCAACCAGGATGCTCACCGACGCCTCTGCGCAAGGGCTGCGGCTCATCGTGGCCGAGACTGGCGACGACATCGGCAACCCTCAGCGCGTCGCACGCACCACCGCGTTCGTGAACACCCTCAACGCCGGGAACGCTCTCGGCGGCATCTGGTGGTCCGACCAGGGCGCCAAGGGTGACGCCCGACTCGACGCCGCCACGGCAGACGCCTGGCTCGGTACCTGACTCGCTACCCCCGCAACAACGAAGCCCCCACCGTCCCTCTCGGGCCGGTGGGGGCTTCGTTGCGTTCTCAGGCGATCTCGAACCCGACCGCCCGGGCAGCTCGGTTCTGTCGCCGTGCGTCTCGGAGACGTCGGAGCCGGCGCACATGCTCGGGGTCGTACTCCTCCGCTGCTGGCTTGTCCACGATCGTCCACAGCATTTGCCCGTAGGCGATGAACGACAGTCCGAAGAGGACCAGGATCGCAGTGTCCTTCGCTCCCCGATGCTTCCAGTGGAGACGCTCGAATTCGAGGATGCACTTCTCTCGCGGGGAGAGCTCCT